AACATTACCCTAACGCCATTTGCATTATCGAAGAATTGGACATTGTTAGGTGAGATGTACGAAAAAGATAAACCACCAAAACAAAGAGATTGTGAGAAAGAGGGTCATGGGTGGGTTGATCTTGATGTAATTTTTCATTGTAGATTTTGCAAGGCAGAAAAAGAAAAAGTCCAACAAGAATAGTAAACTATAAACATGGAAAAAGAATTTATATTTGAAGAAAAAGAAATAAACTGGGGAGCTTTATCAGTTGCATTTTACCTTAGTAAATACCCCGAACTAAATAAACTCGAATTAGAAGAAGTACTTCCTATGGTAGATACACAGGGTGGTATTGCCTTTAAGCATGAAAATGATTTATATTTTGTTGTATTAAATTTACAAGGTGAGTTTGAGGTATCTGTAATAACTCATCTAAGAGACCTCTGCTACATAGAGCTACCAGACGCAGAAGACCTACTACATTTCTTTACCTCATTAGATAATGGGTTTAAAATATATCAATAATATTTTAATCTAAGATTGACATATACTCTATAATCGGCCTAATATTGTTATATGAAGATAGAGAAAGGCACAAAAATGGCAAAAAAACCACTTACAGGCATGGCAAAACTTAGAGGCAATTGTGATAACTGCAGTCGCCCTTTACATAGAAAAACAGGGCATATTCTTTACAATGCAAACATAGACGATTATGAGGCAATTTGTAAATTTTGTTTATTAGAAAACCCTACCTATGGTAGAAAAAAAGTCACACAAACAAATTAAAATTAGAAAGAGGTAAAAAACATGTCAGAAATAAAAACAAATACAAGAAGAATAAAATACAAAAAGCCTGCAGATAGAAAGATAAACCACTTTCCTAGTGGCGATGAAGCAGTTGATCTTATTATAGAGAATCTACAAAAAGAAATTGACGAACACGAAGAAAGAAAAAAAACTGGTATACAGTTTTGGGACGATTCACAATTTGCTAGGTGGGATTCAAAAAGATACTTGTTAAAAGAACAAATGAAATGGTTAAAACAACTTAGTCATGATATAGAACTAGCCGACATTGAACATGACATGGCACAAGAGGGCGCGGGGGTGACTTTCTAATGCCAGATATAGTATTTATGGACATGGACGGTAACGAAATTCGCAAAGACATAACTGATATTAATTCAGTTGAAGATGTAAAAAAATCTTTTAAAGAATTACAGAAAAAGAAAAAGAGAAAGGACAAAAAAAATGGACAAGTATAGTAACCCCGATGTATTTATTGTTTTGTTTGCATTTTGTGCAATCATGTTAATAGGTGCATTTCTTGGTGAGGTAGCAGTATGGGTAGCCAAAATGTTAGGTTATGAGTTTGAAGATCAAGAGTATATTAATACTGATTTTTACCAAAGACTTAATGACGGCGAAGAACTTACATCAGAAAATATGTTTTCTAATGGCTGATAAAAAAGACAAAGGCATGTGGCAGGCCAATGAAAATAAACTTATGTGGTTTAATATTTTGGAAACTGGTGTAGAAACTATTGAAGGGCAGTTTGGTTTTCTTGACGGCATAAAAATATTTATTGTGCATAAAACATCTGAGCCAGAACAAGCAATTGCTATTCCAGAAGAAGTTATGCAACAAGCTCTATCAGCAGGGTGGTTTAAAAGAGGCAACAAAAGATGAGTTACGCAGAGACAATACAACAAATATTGTCGGACGGCAGGTGGCATTGTGTACTTGATTTAATCGCAGAAACTGGTCTATCAGCACGAAATAGAATAAGTGAATTAAACAAAGACCATGAAGATAAATACGCTAAGAAACGCTATATCGGTGAAAAATGTAAATTAGAGTCTTGTCAACATAGATCAGAGTTGTATATGTATAAATTAAACACATCTGTTGTATCAGAAGAATTGGTATTTGGCGACCCTATAATTGAAGACATGGCCATGAATCGTGAAAATAAAGAATGGAATAATAAATCAGCTGAAGAACGGCACGAATATATAAAGAATCTAAAAAAAGAATTTGGCTTATGACTTGGGTTGATGATATTGATAAAAGAGTTGCAAAATACAATAGAGATCGACGCGACAGGTTGGTTGTTGTAAAAGTAAAAAGTAAACAGATTGTAGGTACAGAAGAAGAATTAAGATTTATGTTACCTTATAACGAATCGCAAAATAAAAGATTTATACAAAATTACATAAAAGACAAGTATAATAATAAGTACATGTATTTAAGTCACTATACATGTAAGTATCACACTTAATACCCCTTTAGTGTATACGCCCCCTAATTTGCAGCTCATAGGGGGTAAATATATTTTAATCTAAGATTGACAAGCAAATAGATATTGGCCTAATATGTATATATAAGATAGAGAAAGGCAAAACAATGAGTACAAGATCAACAATAGAGGTAAGATATACCGGAGGTGCTACAAAAGAAATTGGTTATGGCGATTCTTTTTATAAACATCATGACGGTTACATTAAAGGTGGTTTAGGAGAACTTTTAATACATTTTATTACCTATACAGAAAGCTTAAATCTTAATTTTCTTGGTAAATTTCAAGAATTTGTCAGAAATATAGAAATAAATTTTGTTGAGGTTGAAGAATTAGAAAAATTAAATAATGTTGAATCATATAGACAACATGGCGATACTGAATACCACTATACAATTATGCCAAGTAATAAGGGTTGGTTACTTACTGTGCAAGAAAGAGATTACAACGATTCTGCACAAAACGGCACAGATCAAACAAAAACTGGTCATTGGACAGATTTTGCACCAAGAAAAACAATTGGTAGATGTGGTGTTTTAATGCCTATAAACTAAAAAGAAACGCAAAAACCTAAAGCCCTGCATTATGTAGGGCTTTTTGGTATTATACTGATAAACGCATGGCAAATAATAAACCTTATAAATTACTTGATGAAGACTTAACTACTCGTCTATTAGAGGCTATTAGATTAGGTATGTACACAGAACACGCTTGTGCTTATGCAGGTATCAATTCTTCCACATTTAGATTATGGCGTAAAAAAGCTGAAGAGGGTGTTGAGCCTTATAAATCATTTTGGTTTGAGGTTAATCAAGCAGAAGGTACTGCAATTATTAGAAGAATGGCTCGAATCGAACAGGCAGGCAAAGACGGTAATTGGCAAGCAGACGCATGGGTATTAGAAAGAAAATACCCCGATAAATTTGGTAGAAAAGAGAAATTACAGTTACAAGGAGACCCTAATGCACCAGTAGAGATAGAATTAAACTGGGCAGACGGTAAAAAACTCGATAGAGAAAATGAAATTGTTGTAGATTTAGATAATTTACAAGAAGAAGAATAGTGGACAAAGAAACATGGGTTATTGTGGACGGTCAAAGAGTTCATATATCATGGTTACCAGTGAAAGAGGAAGAAGAATAATGCCTTGGTTTGATGAAATTGTACTTGATGACCTAGATGATGAGCTTAATATACCCGAAAATAGCGACTATAAAAAGAAAAATGGAAACTGAATTAAAAGATGTAGGGTATAACAAGAAATTTGTTGTAACCTTACCAGAACTACATGACGGTCAAAAACAAGTTGCACAATCTAATTCTAGATTTAAGGTCTTGTCAGCAGGTCGTAGGTGGGGCAAAACAAGACTTGGTGTGTGGTTATGTTTAGAAGAAGCATGGAAAGGTGGTAGATCATGGTGGGTTGCACCAACATACGCAATGGCATTAGAGGGTTGGAAAGATTTAAGAAATATAGGTATTGAATATGGAACTATTGTTAAAGAATCAGAAAAAACAATAATTACGCCAACAGGTGGTATGGTATCGATTCGATCATCGGACAACCCCGATAGATTAAGAGGTGCAGGACTAGATTTTGTTGTATTAGATGAGTGTGCATTTATGAAACCTAATGTGTGGGCAGAAGTTATTAGACCAACATTAACTGAAAGACAAGGCGGTGCTTTGTTTATTTCAACCCCTAAAGGTTTTAACTGGTTTGAAGACATCTACAATAAAGCAGATAAACTAACCGACTGGGAAAGGTGGCAGTTACCAACAGAAACAAATCCATTTGTACCAATATCAGAACTTGCTATTGCTAAAGAAGAGATTGGAAGCTATTTATATTCACAAGAGTATGAGGCAAAGTTTGTAGAGTTTTCTGGTGGAATATTTAAAGAAGATTGGATAAAAACAACCAAGAAAGAAGTTGTAAATGTCATGAACGATAGGGGATATTATGAAGATCGAATCCAATGGACAATAGATGATGAAAAAGTTTACGATTCTGATTTAATGAAATATGCAACAGTGGATCTAGCTACATCTACTAAACAGACTGCTGATTACACAGTTGTTGCATGTTTTGGTAAAACAAAAAACAATAAATTAATTCTTATTGATATTGTAAGAAAGAGATTAGAGGGACCCGACATCATACCGAAGATAAAACAAAAGATACAAGAACACGATTTACAATATGTTGGTATAGAAAAGGCAGGGTATCAGCTTTCTATAATTCAAATAGCAAGAAGAGAGGGTTTAATAGTAAAAGAACTTAAACCCGATACAGATAAAGTAAATAGAGCATTGCCATTATCAGCTTACATGGAAGGTGGATCATTGTTTTTCAATCAAGCATTAATGGACTATGATGACTTAAAGAGAGAATTATTGCAATTTCCAGATGGTGAACACGACGACATGGTAGACGCACTTGCTTATGGTGTATTGGAAATAAAAAATAAAAATAGATTTATAGCTTATTAGGTTGTAAATATTTATGTAATATGGTAGTGAGTAGATTTGGCTCAAAGCAAGATAGTTTTTAGGTGCGTTTCTATCTTGCCGAGGGCCATTATGAAAGGTTAAATTTTGGCAGAACGTAGATCAATTAGAGAAGTATTATTTGGAAATACAACCTATACCAATGAAAATCAAAAAAGATATGGTATAAATTTTTTTAGAGAAGACCCAGTTACACCGAGTAGCTATGTGTTAGGTTACAACACACAGGCAGGTAATTTTGATTTAAAAGATATAGGTAATGGTCAAGCAAATAGTGCAGTTACTGCATGTCTTCAAGTATTAGGTACATCATTTTCAGAGGCAAACCTAATTGTTAAATCATATCAAGAAGACGGCGAAGAATCTATTATTTACAACCACCCACTTGAAATTCTTATGGATAGGCCAAATCCATTTATGAGTGGTGAGGTCTTACAATCTTATATTGTTAATGCCTTACATGTATTTGGCGACGCATATTTATTAAAAGAAAAAAATAATGTAGGTCAAGTTGTTGCCTTATATCCGCTTATTCCAGATCGAGTTACACCACAAGGAAATGAAACAACATTAATTACAAATTATATTTATGAAATGGAAGATAGTAAACAAATACTAACTTCAGATGATGTAATACATTTTAGATTAGGTTTAAATCCAAAAAATCATAAAGTTGGTTATTCACCACTTAAAACAGTTCTTCGTGAAATATTTGGCGATGAGGCGGCAGGTCAATTATCAGCTGCATTATTAAGTAACTCTGGTGTGCCAAGTGTAATTATAAGCCCGAAAGAAGACTTTGGAATTACTGCTGATGAGTCAGATCAAATAAGTAGAACATATCAACAAAAGGTTGGTGGTGCTAAAAGAGGACAACCATTGGTATTAAGTGGTTCAATGCAGGTAGAGAAAATGTCTTTTAGCCCTAGCGAATTAGATATTGGAACTTTAAGAAGAATACCAGAAGAGAGGGTGTCAGCAGTTCTTGGTGTGCCTGCAATACTGGCAGGACTTGGTGCAGGTTTAGAAAGAGCAACCTATTCTAATGCACAACAATTAAGAGAATTTTTTACAGAAAATAAATTAATACCATTATGGCGTATGGTCGGTACAGAACTTACATATCAGTTACTACAAAAAGATTATCAAAGTAATTCTATTTTAAAAGCAGAATATGATTTTGGAAATGTTCGATCACTACAAGCTGATGAAGAAAACTTATATAAAAGATTAAATGTTGGTGTTAAAGGTGGTTGGATTTCTGTTGCAGAGGCAAGACAACAAGTTGGTTTACCAACAACAGATGATCAAGATATTTACTATGTACCTGCAAATGTAATACCAACAGAGGCAAATGTTTTAAATCAAGTAGAGCCAAAGATAGAAGAAGAACAACTTGAAAACCAAGATGACATTGATGATGAGTTTGAAGAATCAGCATACATTGTTGATGAGACAAAAATAATAAAACAAGAGGACGGAGAGTTCTGTGTCTATAACGAAGAGGGAACTAGAAGTTTTGGTTGTTATCCAACAAGAAAATTAGCAGAGGCACGATTGGCTCAAATACACATGTATGGCGAATCACAATACGAAGAGGTGGATTTAAAAGAAGAAGTAAGCAAAGATAAGTTTACAACATCAGAAGAGGCAGAAGAAAGAGCTGAAGAATTAGGTTGTAATGGAACACATACACATGATGAAAACGGCAATTTAGTTTACATGCCATGTTCTACTCATGAA